AACCAGCAATGATAGAGTTAGATGTACATTTATTGGGCAGTTTAAGATTGTAGCACAAACTTATGACCCTAATCTGATAAGCAAACAAGCTGACATTGATGGCACATCTGGAATAGTTGAGGACGCTATAACAGTTGGGAATGTTGAAGGTAGAGAAGCTGCAATTGAAATAGGCAACAGCAGGATTGAAAAATATGGAGTTGACAGCAAGCGACTTAAATTTCAGACTAGAAGAAGTGGACTCAAAGCTGGGCAACTTATCACAGTTAACAATCTCACATCAATGGGAATTAATCAAGGTGAAAAACTGCTAATAACACGCACCAATACTTTTGATGAGAATGGTCAGATATTTTATGACATCGAAGCTGTCAAAGGACCTAAGCACAAAACTTGGGAAGAATTCTTTATGGAATTAACTAAGCGTGCAGAATTAGTAGTCAGCGAAGGAATAGGTGGAACTGAAATATTAATCATTCCTATAGACTTCAGCAAAACTTGGACATTCGCTGAAAATCCTAATATATTTAGAAAGTTGAAAGCTGACGGCACATGGCAGGCAGATGGCACATACACGCCTAATTTTGAGCCTAACGATAGAGTAACACATATAGCTTGGTTTAATGGCGATACAGAACTGGGCAGACAAGAGAGAACACAGCAGGATGTTAACACAGCCGATAGAGTTGACACATTGACTTATCTTGGCCCGAATAGTGCTAATGAAAATATAACACACTTTGGCTGGATAGGTGGATTTAGAGCAACAGAGCAAATAGGCACAGGTGTATTAATTGACAAACAACCGTATCTGAATATAACGCTGACGCAAAGACTGACACAACCCCAATGTTGTTGATGGAAGTAGACGCAGGAACAGAAATAGTTTTTGAAAATGCAGAGGTTAAGTGGAAATTTAATTTTCCAGATGAGGTTAAAATTAGACGAGCAATGTATCAAACATTAAAAAGCGAATTTGAGGTGGTATAATGGCATACACTCCAATTGGTTGGACAGAATCAACTCCTGTTAACGCAACAAATTTAGAAACTGTAAATATAGGCAACGGATATTTTGTTGCAGCTAAAATATATAATAAAGTAATTGGGGCTGATAATGTAGTAAGAAGAACTACAGTTTCAATTAGTGTTGATACACCGTTAGGGGAAGCTGAAATTAGTGGGACAAGGGTTTCTAATGCAGTGAATAATATCGATAATCGGGTAGTAGAAAATACACAATATATAGCAAATCATGCGCAAACAACAAATAATATTTATATAAATTATGAAGGAGATAGTGAAAGCTCAGCATCAGTTCAAATAGCATATATACAAATATAAAACAGTAGTGGAAAGGTGATAATTTTGGACTTCTCAACAGAATTCTGGTTACAGATAGGATTTTAATTAATGTAGTGGAAAGGTGATAATCTCATATGGCAGAAAAAGGTGTAGAAAAATTAGAACTAAAATATGAAAAATTAGAATGTAATCAGCAAGAAATATTGCAAACTTTGAATAATGGACTTAAAAGCAAGACAGCGGATACAGCTAAGAAGGTGGAAAAATTGGAAAGTAGATTCAACAAGTTATTAATAGCAATGGGTAGTGGTATGTTTGCTATAATCTTACTATTAGTACAAATATTATTAACAGTGAGGTGATTAGATGAATGAAATAATCAAGAATACAGTTGAGCGAGAAGGTGGCTATGTTAATCACTCCGCTGACAAAGGCGGGCCAACACGATACGGAATAACTGAAAGTGTGGCAAGAAAAAATGGATATAATGGTGATATGAAAAAGCTACCATTGGTGTTTGCTGTTGAAGTATATAAAAAGCAATACTGGGACAGTATAAGGCTTGATGAAATAGATGATGAGATCATGAGAGAATTCATATTTGATGCAGCTGTCAATCATGGGACAAGTTGGGCTGTTAGGTTTGCACAGAGATCCTATAACACGCTTAATAAGCAGACTATAGCAGAGGATGGTAAGATAGGACCACAAACTATTTCAGCCTTAAATGAGTACCAATATAAGCAGGATTTAAACTTTTGGTATTTAACAATTAGAGGTAGATATTTCTATGATATCATTGATAATGACAGTAGTCAGAAAACTTTTGCTAGAGGCTGGGGTAGGCGACTACAAGAATTAATGGAGAAAATATGAAGCTGATTAAAGATTGGCTAAAACTACTAACTGATGATAATTTTCAACAGGATTTAGTTTTCCTACTTTATATAACACTACTTTTAATATTCAACATCATTCCTGTTGAAACTTTTCAAATGCTGGCGGTGGTAATTATTGGTGGTGATGCTGTGAAAAAGTTGGGAAAATGAATGGGCTGTCAATTAAAAATGATGGGCTATCTATAAGCAGAGGTGATGACTTAACTCCAGAACAGCCCACAATTGATGAAAACATTGCAAAGGCTAATGAGATGTTGGATAAGTATGGTGATGAGTTGGATAGGGATGAGATACCGATGTGGCTGACAAATATTATTATAAGTATATTTCAAAAAGGAGATGAAAATTTTATGAATGAAATTATTTTACAGGTGATTAAGACTATTATTGAGGACACAGACATTGACGACAAGTTATGGAAAAGAATCGCTGATGAGGTTAAAAAGCAAATACCAGGTGAAGAATTTGAGCCTGTGATCGGAACAATATTAGAACAATTAGGAAAAGAACTGCAAAGCAAAAATGAACAAAAATAAATAGTTATCCCTCCTCCCTACTGGTTAATAGCTGGTAGGGATTTTTATTTTTATTTACATATTTACTTGACAAACGACTTAGTCAATTAGTAGATCAGATGGAAAATCTTAATTTCAATGGTGAAATGACAAGAGATGCTATCAATATGAAGGTTGAAACATTACAAGAATTAGCACCAAAAATGATAGAAGAAATGTTCAATGAAAAGTTTGAAAATTGTACAGCTGATGTTAGCATTGATTTCATGGACATTGATATAACAATATTAGATGAAAAAGGTCATTGGGCAAGTGAAGATTTTGACAAAATGGCTCATAGTCACAAAGAAGAATTAGTAGCATTGATGGAATATATGAAGGAAACAGGGCAGCAGTCAAAAACAAAAAAGGGGATATAAAATGAAAAAGTATAAAATAAGCTATCAGATCCTAAATGGTGTCTATGAAGAAGTAAAAGAATTAAATGAAAGAGAAGTAAAAAAGCTAAAAAATAACTGGAATTATGCATTGGAGGAAATAAAATGAGAGAAATTAGGAAGCAAACTACAAATTGGGATGGTCATGAAAGAGTTGTGAAATTACAAGAAGACCAGTTTGGCAAATATCATCTAAGAAAGTTTTACGATTTTCAGGAAACTATGCATCAAATATTAGATGTAGATGATGAGTTTGATGCCATATTGAAATACGTAAAGGAGATGAATTAAATGCTAAAAGAATTATTAAATATTAAACTATTATTTGTGGCAGGATTAACAGTTGGTGCAATTTGGTTAACACTATCATTAATTATAATAGCATTAGGAGGCTAAAATGATACCATACAGCAATTTAGATTGGCTGCACGATAAAGAATTAAAACAACAAAAGAAAGATTATGAAATGTGGAGGCAATGGAAAGCTAGGAAGGACAAACAAAAAGGTGATGGAAATAAAAAGAAATCTGATTAGTTTGCTACTCATTTTATTAATAGTAGGATTATCAATTGGTGCAGGCGTGAAATTATACAATAAGTTACAGACTAATATAAACGCACAAATAGAGGCACAAGTTAACCTAAAGGTACAAGAAGCTATCGAACAATTTAAAACTGAATACAAGGCTAATAGAAAGCTTTACAGGGCAATATACACAAGTAGCTTTAAGCAGGAAGTGTTTTATTTCCAAACTAATGAAAATCCATTTGAAATAGCTAAAAATTATTTGCCTGATAAGTGGACCGGATTACAAATTGAGGAGGTGCGGATAAATGAAAATACACAGTGATTATTTTGCCGAGGAAATTGAGGATGTTCAATGTTTTAGAGAAAAATTAAATTGGAAAAGTGTGAACGATGTTGATAAATTTTTAGTTAAGTTGATGCAATATTTAAAGGATGCAGAAATGACAATCAAAAATTATGAGGAGGGTAACAATGAAAATAACTAACAAATATAATTTACCTAAAGCATTTCTTGAAATGGCCCAGTCAGATTATCAGTATAAAGATAAGCAATACAGTGTTACAAGTATGTTGAAAGGTAATAAGGAAGCAATATTAAAGCGTAGATACCATGATGAAATTGAAAAAGATGTAGCTGATATGGTTTGGTTATTATTCGGTACAGCCACACATCACATTTTAGAGCAACAAACTGAAGCTGATGATGAATTAAAAGAAGAATATATGAAAATTGAAATATTTGATGGTTACAAGTTAAGTGGCTTATTTGATTTGTATGAAGATGGCACAAACACTGTAAAAGATTATAAGACTACATCAGTCTGGAAGGCTATATACGGTGATTATGATGATTACAGGAAGCAATTGTTGATATATGCTTGGATGCTTAATCAGATTGGATTTGACTGCAAAAGAGGACAAATTGTAATGTTTCTCAAGGATTGGAAGAAATCGCAAGTTGATCGCAAGAAAGATTATCCGCCGCACGCTGTGCAAACTGTTGAGTTTGAGTTTAATATGCAAGATTTTATTGAAATTGACAAATTTATAAAAAATAAGTTTGAAAGTTTGAGATTGGATGAATTATTAGATGATGATCAGATAGAACCTTGCAGCAAAAAACAGAGGTGGCAAGATGATGATACATTTGCTGTTAAGTCTAAAGGCAGAAAAAGAGCACACAGAGTATTAGATAGTAGAGAAGATGCCGAAAAATGGATGGAGAAAAAAGGTAAAGGTGATTATATTGAACACAGAGTAGCTGAACCAACTAAGTGTCAAAATTATTGTGATGTAGCTGAATATTGCAACTGGTATCAAGATTATCTAGATAAATCTAATTAAAATCTTGACAAGTTAATTAATAGCTGATATAATGGTATTAACTTAATAAAGGAGGTATAAAATGAAAGGTGTAGAAAAATTTGAAGTTGAAATAGCTGATAAAGAAGTTAACAAAGAAGGTGTTGTTGACGCATTAATGCAGAGATATCATGTATGTGAAGAAGTGGCAGAAGCGATGGTGTGGGATAGTTTAGCAACAGTTGGTGGGTTAGAATACTTATTTAATGATTTAGAGGAAAACTCAAAGTTAGAAAGGAGCGATCTTAGATGACTAACAAAGAATTAATCTTATCAGAGTTAGCTTATGATTATGGAATGGATGAGCAACAAGTTGAAAATTTAATTTATTTATTATTAGCCGAACACAAATCCATGAGAAAGTATTTAAGATGGAAATTAGAAAATAAATTGAAAGGGGAATAATAAAATGCTTATATCCAATGATAATTCAGAATTATTGAATAGTTTGAATTATGGTGATATATTTATGGTTAATAACAATTATTATATTAAAATTCAAGCTGATAAAGTTAAAACACCAGCTATACATTATTTAAAATGTGTTAATTTAGAAACTGGTAAAATAGAAAAATTTGATGAAACTAAGACTGTTGAGAAAAAGAAAGCCGAATTAAAAATTAGGAGGTAATAAAATGAAAATGAGCAATGAAGTTAATGAGGTTATGAAATCATTTATGGAATTTCAGCAGGAAGTTAACAACCCAGTTAAAGACACTAAAGGCTATGGCTACAAATATGCTAAATTAGATAGTGTTGTAGATGTAGTTAAGGAAGCTATGAGTGGTAAAGGTTTATCCTTCAATCAAGAAGTCGGCTATGATGAAAAAGGTAACATACTTGTTACAACTAACATTTTTCATGAGAGTGGACAATGGTTATCTTTTGGCCCAGTAGGATTACCTAAAGATACTGGCAAGTCTATGAGCGATGTGCAAGGAGCAGGCAGTAGTATAACATATGCCAGGCGTTATTCATTAGCAGCTGCAACAGGATTAGCAAGTGAAGAAGATGTGGATGGAAGCAACAGCAGAGATAGTCGGAAAAGTGCCAATAATAACTCATCCAGAAGTAGTAAGAAGACTGAAACAGCTACTAAGGAGCAGATAGCAATTATTAATGAGTGGTTAGAAAGTGATGATGCTGATAAGGTTAAGAAAATGCTTAAGCAGGAAGGTTACAGAGGTATGAAACATATAGCATCTACCAGTGAAAGCAAAGTTGAAGAATTAATTAAAAAGATAAATAAGGAGGTGAGTTAATGGCTCACCTTTCTATCCAGCAAACTTGCGATTTACTTAAGAAACCACGAAAATTTGTAAAGTGTGTAGTTGACGATCAACACAGAATAGAGGAAATAGAATCTAAATTTTATGATTATTATGAGCAGATAAGGGTGGTGCAGCCATGAATGTAGTTGATGAATTTTATCCAGAAGAAATACTAAAATTATATTATCGCAACAAACTTGATAATGTAATAGTTGACTACAAGTATAAGTGGAAAGAAAAATACACTGATGATGATTATGACATTATGAAAGGTATTGACTATGATAAGATTTATGTACAGCAGAACAGCAACTATGACGCAGTAGGTGCTAGAGCTATTCAAATAGCCGATTTAAGGCTTCACGCTGAACGGAGGTATAAACACCTATTGAAAGCTAAAAAGGCTATTAAAAGGCTATTAGACGGCTTAAATGAGAGGCAAAAGAATATGTTAGATAATTATTTTGAATATGGAAACAAAGAATTAGAAGAAGCATATATTTCACAAGTTGGTTTTAAGCAAGGTAGAAAAGATTATAAAGAAGCTAAAAAAGTTTTAAGAAACACTTGCAACAAATTAGATAATATGTTATTATAATATTAACAAATCAAATGGAGGGGTATAAAATGTTAAAAGAAACTACTGGTAAAACTATTAAGTATTTGAGAGAAAAGAATGATTTGACACGCGAGGATTTATGTCAGATGATCAGATTAGGTGGCAATAGCAGGACTGAAGATGTGCAGAGGTTGTACAAGGTGGAGAATGACAAAATGGAGTTAGATGACAGTGTTATTGAAACATTGGCACAATTATTTGATGTTAAAGTTGATGATATCAAAGATAAAGAAGAATGGATAACAGTAGAAAAAGCAGCTAAAATAGCAAATTGTTCTTCTTCTACAATTTACAACAAACGTAGAGAAGGAAAAATAAAAAGCAAGAAAATTAATGGTATTCTTCGCTTTTTAAAAGGGGATGTCGAAAATATAAAGGTTTTTAATTCTAATGCTAAAGAAAAGCAAAAAAATAAACGAAAAGATAAAAGTAAAAATTACTATTCAGCAAGAGATATTTCAGAAAAAATTAATATAAAGTTTGGATATGCTTCTAATTTACTTTCTGAATTTAAAAGAAAAAATAAAGATAAAACAGGTAAAAAAATACAAGAAAGTGGAAGCCCAATGAATATTCTTTATAGAAAATATTATAATGATTTCATAGATTTTATGCCTAAAAAATATCATAAATTTAAAGAAGAAACAAATGGAGTAGAAAAAGAATTAAATTTTAGTATTGAAAAACAACAAGAATCAATTGACAAACATCGAAAAGACAAGGTTTTAGAATTGAGAGAAACTATTAAATCTCAATCAGCTAAAATTAGAGAATTAAATAATAAAGTTGAAGAATTAGAAAAATATCACAATAAAGCAGAAATGAAGTTTGAGTTTTTCTCTGACAGAATAACTGATTTAGAAAACTTAGTTGATGTTATGAATGAAAATATTGATAAAACAGAAAAAGTTGAAGAAGAAAAAGGATTCTTTGGTAGAATATTTAGCTAAGGAGGGATAAAGTGGCAGTATATCGCAATAAAAAAGATGATAACTTTACAGTTTTAGATAACAATACTTTGCAAGATGACAATTTGAGTTGGAAAGCAAGAGGAATACTTGTCTATCTATTATCTTTGCCACCAGACTGGGAGGTTAAGACTAGTGAAATTAAAAGACACGCTAGTGATGGTATTACATCTCTTAGAAGCGGCATTAAAGAATTAAAAGAAGCTGGTTATATAGTTTATAGAAAGTATAAAAATGATGAAGGAAAGTTTGTACATGAGTATGAAGTTTATGAAACTCCACAGTTAGAAAATCCAGACTTAGAAAAACCAAGTGTGGATAATCCAGATATGGAAAAGGGGGATATAAATAAAGAACACATTGAACAAAGAACTAATAAACAAAGTAATACTTCTTGTTCCGACTCTAAAAGTCAGAACGATAAAGTTAAATTTGATAAAAACAGCAAACCTTATAAAGCAGCAATGTATCTCAAAAAGAAAATTAAGTCTAACATCCCTAACCAGCCTGTTCCTAAAGACTCGCCTAAGCAGATGGAAAGTTGGTCGTTAGCAATGGACCGCCTTCATAGATTAGGCACAGTTGGTGGGGATAGTGGATATAGTTGGGATGAAATTAAGGAGATAATTGATTGGTGTCAGGAGGATGATTTCTGGTATAAGAGGGGGAATAAAAATGAAAAGTAAAGTATTTTTTAATGGATTATATTTTGAGGTTAATGGCAATAAAGTTAAATGTTTAGATACAGGTGGTTATATTAAGAATAAAGAAAAGAAGCAAGCTATAATTGAAAAAGCTAATCAATAACAAGCAAGTGCTAAGCAACACTATAAACTGCTTACTAGAAAGAGGTGGTAAATTGCTAGCTAAAACTAAGGTTGAAACTTATTTAAAAGAAGCCGAAACTTATAATGATCCAGATAGATTTTTAGTAAAGTGGGCGATTAAGAATAATTATATTGCAATTGATGATGAAATAGATATAGCAAATGTTAGAGGAAATTTTGATAAAGAAATAATATCAGAATATCTTAACCAGCAGACTTATGATGTGTTTTTATTTAGCAAGGGCGGCGCTAGATACTCAAAGCGATTGTGCAATGATAATATACCACTTGAGGAAGCTAAAAAGATATGTCAGAGTGATGCAAGTAAAGGCGCTAATTATATAGCGGGTTTTGTAATACACGGCACATATAGCAATTATAAGCAGGGTGAGCCATTTATTATTGATAATGATAAAGTTATTAATCCAGTTGAAAATTAAAGGGGGATA